GGTTGGCGGGGGTCATTTCCGTGACGCTGCGAAGATGTTAGGCTTGTCCGGCTGCGGGGAGGTTTATTGCCGAAGATTCAACCGCCATGCGGTGCAAGAATACGGCGCAAAGCCCTACGAGGATGGCCCACTGGTCGTTTGGTTCGCCCGGCCATTTCCAAGCGACTTCGACAAGCAATTGACAAACGCCACCGTTTCCGACAACATTTGCTTTCTCAATATCTGCCAAAATATTTGAGAGAAGCGCGGCGAAGTGTTCTTTGTGGGGCGACGGGCCAAACATTTTTTCTAAGTCGCCCGTCAGGGTTTCAATCAGATCGTCTTGATTCATGGTTCCCCCTTTATGCCGCCAATTCGAGATTGTCGTTTTTAGAAATTAACCCTTCTTTGAGAAGGCGTCCATAGAAGTAGAAGAGTCCTTTCCCGGTGATGTGCGGATACGGTTTCTTCTCAACGGAATCATCGTCGTGCGTGATTTTTGCGAAGCGCGTCACCATGTAGCCCTTTTCGATGGCGTACTGAGTCGCCTGGTTCGCCTGCTTATATAAGAAACCGTTCAAGCGAAGCCAATCGAAAAATTTGCGCGGGCCGATGCCCAGGGTTTTTGCGGCCACAGTGATGGTGACTTCGGTGTCGCCGGACGTAACGGAATTGGCGAAGGTAACCTTTGGCGCGTTGACTGAGGCTTGTTCAACTAACTTCTGATTGGCGGCTTCAAGTTCTTCATTCTTTTTGCTGATTTGGCTCAACTCTAAGAAGAGTTCGGATTTCGGCTTCGCCAACATTGCGGCCATAGGATTGCCATAACTTCCCGTCTTTCGGATCGTGGGGAGAACTTCACCGCATACCCAGTCTTGGAACTTCTCGGCCGACGGAAGGTCAGAGTGCATAATGAGGCGGTAAAGATTCCGCTCATCGATGAAGGTCATTTCGAAGGTTTGCTCACGGCCGTTGCTAAGGGTTTTCACCACGTTCCGTTTCGTTACGCCGTCAGGATTTGCATGATCCATCAGTGCCTTACGGGAATTTTTATACCCAAGGATGTCGCAGACTTCTTTGGCGCAGAAGAGCGGTTTTCCGTCTTCGATGATGATGGTAACTTTGGCTTCGCCGAAAGCGAAGGTCTGGGTGAGTTCGTTTGTCATTTTCATTTCTCCGTCTCGTTTACAAGGAGTTCGGCACATTCGAGGATCGATGCGGCGGATTTGATGACGCTGAGAAGCCCTGAGGTGGAAAGCATCTGGCTATCGCTTTCGGCCGAGTCGGCTGCGGCGATGAGGATGTTCTTAGCTTCGGAACACGACATAATCGCGTAGTCCCTGGCTTCGCCGGAGGTCAGCTGGTGTTTGATGAGCGCCGTGATGGCGAACGGGAGATTGAATGTTGACGGCTGCGTTTGAGCAGCAGAGATCACTTGCATAGCAAGACTCCAATGTAAGCAGATGGAGCCTCGCGCCATTTTCTCAGGATGGTGAGCGAGGCACGGCGGGTTGAGAAAACCGCTACATTGGAAACGGCCACCATAAAGGTATCCGCCGGCCTCACTCGTCAAGAAGTGATGTCCACGCACAAAAAATCCGCTCATACGAACGTAAGGCGGCTGTGCGCCAATGCATTCGGGTTTCTCAGGCCCGGTTCGGTAGTTCAACCGAACGCGGGCATTATGCGCGGATTCCTGTGCGTTTGTCAACATCCGAGATCTCTCCGGAATCGCTCAAGGTCAGGTGCTGCAATGCGAAAACCTTTCCCAAACTTGGTCGCCTTCAGGCGAATGTCGCTTTTGTACGCGCGGGCTTTACCCTTGTCGTAAAAGATTCCTTTGATCCAATTGCGCACGGTCTGTTCGCAGACTCGGAACATCTCAGCGACTTCTTTAACTGTGTACCAAACGGTCTGCATCTTTACTCCTCAGGTGGGGTACAAGTTGTACCCCGCCTCTTCAGTTGTTAGGCAGGTTCGGCGACGGGAACGGGTTTCGCTCCGGCATCCGGCGTATCAGCGTCGGCAATCTCCGTCGTTTCAGCAACCTTCTGCGCCTTGAGTTTTTCTTTCAGCGTCTGTTTCTCGGCTGGCTTTTCAATGGCAGGAGCGGCAGGGGCGGACTCCGGTTCGAAGAAGTCAGCAGGCTCGGCCATACCATCCTTCAAGCTGGTGTAGATCGTTCGAAGCCGTACGATTTGAGCCGGCCGGATGGCTTCTACGTGGCACTGGCAGAACTTCTCGATCTGCGCTTTGGTGACGCCGAACTGAGAGAAAGCATCAATGAGTTTCTTGATTCCTTCCGGCGTTACGTCCACGTTGGCGCGAAGCGTTATCTGGCACTGCGACACAGCCGCCTCAATCACGTCCCCGGGGATCACGGCCAAAATGCAGGCGCGAAGGCGGCGGCTACCCTGATTGGCAATAAGCTCATAGATGTCGCGCGGGTCTTCGAGCTTGTATGAGCCTCTCTTCGTGTGACGAATGTGAGGAACATTGAACGTCACTTCGCGGCGGGTGTTTGTTTCTACGTCCCAGGCGAAAGCCTGAACTTCAGACTTTCCCCCGGCGTTTGAAAGTTCACGAATGCCAAACTGCATATTGCCCCACTGCTGAGCGACGGCTTCGGCGAGGCGGATAGACGGACCTGTAACTTCGCTTCCTCCGCGAGCGTAGGAATAAACTGCGGCCTGAGCGAGTGTTTGCCGCGTGCAGGCGTTCAAGATTCGGTCCATCGCGGCGCGTTGATCTCGCGGATTCATGCGGGCGATAGCCAAAGCGGCCTGCACTTCAGCCACGGCGCGAGAACTCTCAACTGCTGCTGTAGCCGGGGCGGCTCCGCGGCTGGCGACAGAGGCGGGGGTGGCGAAGGGGTTTACGGTGATTTCGGTTGTCATGATGATTTACTCCTCAGTAATTTTTACGATGAAGCGGCGGGTCGGCGCGCTTTGTTTCGTGTATTTGTCGTAGATGTCCGGCATGGCTTTTTTGAGTGCAGCCGAATCAAGTCGGGCTACTGGTTTGCTGCTCTTCCAGGTGGCAAGGGTTGAGCCTCCGAAAGTCAGCTTTTCGCTTTCGCCCATGAAGGCCTGAACGACAGCAGTCAATTTGTCGTCCGTGTCCTTCAGCTGTTTGATTTCGTTTCGTACCTTGGCGAGTTCGGTCATGGTCTCGGCTATCTTGTTGTCGGCCTCAATGCTCGAAGGAACGGAGGAGGGGAAAGCGGCCTTCGTTTCTGCAAGCGAACGAGGAGCCGGGGGCGTCCGGTTCTCGACCATCTTCCAGAACTTGGCTTCGGCTTCGATCAACAGCTGAGCAAGTTCGTCGTCGTACTCGACTGTGTAAATGCGAAAGTCGGAAGCGCCGATGAGCACTGCCACGTCGCAAAGCCTGTAGCCGGTGACGATCATGTAGTGCATGACCTGAGTCAGGTAATAGTCGGGGATTTCGTTCGTGCCTTCTTCTCCCCAGTCAGCACCGGATCGAGCGGTCTTGATTTCCAACAGACGGTCTTCGCAAACACCGTCTACATTGGCGATCATGAAGGGATGAGCGTCGCTACGGAACTGTTTTTCCGGTACGGCCACGACGCGTCCCGTCTTATCCGCGTAAGCCTGGCGGATAACCGGTTCCAGGCGGCGGCCCCATTCCATTGAATCGCTGTCTTTTTCCGTCGGGGTGTCGGCTACCTTCTCGTTGTATACGTCCAGCGGCGTTGTCCATTTGGAAATACCAAGAATAGCGGCGACATCGCTACCGCCGATTCCGGTATGGCGGGCTTTGAGCCATTCGAGATGTTCGTTTGTCATTTTTTTACCTATGCCGCTTCGCGGCTGTCTTCGTTGATTGCGTTGTGGTAGTTGGTCATGGGGGCTAGTCGAGGTTGAGTTCGTCCATCAGGCGGGAGAACTCGTCTTCTGTTAAGGCGTAGGAGTTCGATACTTCTCTGCGGCTGGTGTCCATCACTGAGACGGTATGCAGCTCTTTGTAGACGAAGTAGCTTTGGCTGCCGCTCTCGAACACCATCACGCGTTCAAGCGGGTGGACGTGGAGCGGCTTCCAGGTGTTTGCGTCTCGGATCAAATCTTCGTTGTGGTTGCTGAGATCAATCATTTCTTTCTCCGGTAAGGCAGGGCGCTCACCTTCTCGTTTCTAGTAGCCTGGCAGAGATAGCAGCACGAGCATCGTGAGGATGAGTGCCGCGGCTGCCAGGACGTTTTCGAACCATTCGTTCATGCCAGCACCAACTGGAGGAGAACGACGACGGCCGTGACGGCCGCAATGGCGATCAGCACTCTTGCCTGGGACCAAAAGCGGTCTTCTTCAATGTCGGCCAACTCGCCCATGCGAAAGACGAAGTCCAATGTCATTTGCTTTCTCCTTTCCCCGGCGGGAGATTGAAGTGGTGCCTGCTACCCGGTAGGCGTTCTTCAATCACCCCTTTGGGAGAAATCTTTATGTCTGATGAAATAATCAAGGAACTTGAACAACGTATCGAGGAGCTGTCGGCTAAAGTCGTGGCGCTTGAGCAGGCTCTACGGCAAAAGGCCGATCAGCAGCAGGTCAATAAAGACCTCAGCGACCTTCGGTTTGCTGTGAAGAATCACCGGCTGTGATCCTGTAGAGCATCTTCACGTTTTCAATCAGCTCTCCGAGGATGCCGACGGCTTTGTTTGCGTCCTCGGGGATGCTGCGGCCTTCTTCGTGCGTTGAGGCCAAGTGCGAGAGTTCGGTCGTCAGGGCGTAGATGCTGTGGCAGGCGGCTTCCTGATCGATCGCGATTGCTTCTTCGTCTTTGCGAACTTCTTTCAAAACGCGACGGGCTGTCTGCTGATATTCCTGAGCGTTACGCACAAGACGCTCAGTCTCTGCCTCAAACGCCGTCTTCGGAAGTGAAGCAGCGTCTTTCTGGTCGCGTACCGGCAGTGCACGGACGCTAAGCACGCGGCCTTTAGTCATCTTGTCGAGGAGATCGCGAAGTTCGTCGATCTCCTTGGCCTGTAGGTCGTAGAAGTTCTGTGTTGACAAAACGTCTAATTGCTTGTAACGCCGGGAAATCATTTCCTTGATGTCGGCGAGGGTGAGTGTGATGGTCATGTTGCCTCCGTTGTGGATTCTGTCCATCTAAAACTGACAAACGGAGTGTACTTTGTCTATTTAAAATAGTCAAGCTGAAGTGGACAAATTGTCGGTAGGTTGATCCATGTCAAAAACTGATGGACGCTTAAGGCAAAAGAAAAGCCGCCCGGAGGCGGCTTTGTATTCGGCGCTTTGATGTTGTTTCTTCTGCGATGTTATGTGTATGTTTTCGCAGTTCCTTGCCGATGAGAAGATTTTGCGTTCAGAGGGTTATGGCGCAAAGAAATGACCGATAATTTTTACTTTGCCAACGACGTTGTACCCCGTTAACGTTGGCACAAGAATCGGCGGATAGCGAACGTTGTCGCTGATGATGTTAAATCCGTCGGGGACCATTTGCAGGCGTTTGAACGTGTGGATTCCGCGAGGATTCTTGAGCAGATAAAGGTCATCAGCATCGTAGTCTGTGATACTAGTATCTACGACGAGTAGATCCCCAGCAGCTGCGGTTGGTGCCATGGAGTCGCCACGCACCAGGTGGAGTCTGAGTTCGTCTAAGGGCGAAGACGGAACAAATGAGCGGAGCCACGCGACAGAAACTTGCATGACTTCAATGGCCGGACGTAGTTGCTCGTCCGGATCGCGAAGAATCTTCAACATGATACTGTCCTTACTAGGTGTCAGATCCCCGGCACCGTCCGGTTGTCCGCCAGCACCATATCTCAGGTATGACGGTGTTGTACCGAGTATTTGACACAATCGCTGTAATGTCTCCTCATCTCTTGGCAATGTTCCATGTGACCACGTACTGGCCGCTTGACGTGACTTGCCTACTTGTTTTGCAAGTTCTGCTTGGGTTAGGCCGCGTTTGTGCAGCAACGCCCTAAAACGGGCTTCGTAGTCGTTCATGTGCTTCTCCCGGATTAAAAGCAATTGACAGAGTACACCCTAAATGGACTCTGTGTAGGCGCAAGGCTATGGACAAACGCTACTTCAAATGGATATAATTGTCTCACCAAAATTGACAGAGTGAGGTTTAAATGGATTTTGACTTGAAGAATGTCAACGTCGTTTCCTTGGCGTTGCTGAAATTCAAAACCCAGAAATGTCTTGCTGAAAGGCTTGGCGTTAGTAAGCAGACGATTTCGATGTGGAAACACAAACGTGTTAGCGCTGACCGTGTCAACGATTTTTCTGATGCCACCGGTATCCCACGTTCATTGATTCGACCGGATTTGTATCCTGAAGCGAAAGAGCTGTAATGCTCATCGGCGGCCGTATGAACTATGTGCAGCTTCACTTAGGCGACTGGATCGCCGGGACGCTTGACCTGACGCCAACAGAACGAGGCGTCTACATGGATTTGCTCGTCAGATACTACAAGGAAGAGCGTCCGCTTATGCAAGACGAATGCAAACGCATTGCACGTGGATATGCACCTGCAGAGCAAGAGGCTATGCACTACGTATTGCAAAGGTTCTTCACTTTGGAAAATGGCGAGTATCGGCAGTCGCGTTGCGATGAGGAAATCGAAAAAGCCCAGACGGTTTCCAACAAAAGAAAGCGTGCGGCGGCGTCCAGGTGGGCAAAAAAGCCAGAAATCGATGCAAGTGCATATCCAAATGCAGAGCAAATGCAATGCGAATGCAATGCAAATGGAATGCTAACCAATAACCAAGAACCAATAACCAATAAAGAGACAGAAAGAAAGAAGAAAGAAAAGCGGCAGGCAATCACGCACGCATTCAGACTGGACCTTCTTCCTTCTGAATGGGCGGACTACTCAAAACAGGTTCGGCCTGATCTTGACCCGCAGACGGTGTTTGCTGATTTCGTCTTTTACTTCACGAAAGGACGCGGGGCTGGTGAGCTTCGTTCTGACAAAGGGTGGAATCAATCTTGGCAAGGCTGGGTTCGTCGCCAAAAGGGACCCCGAAACGCCAAACCCGCTGCGGTCGAAGAGTTCTCTGATGACCGATATGCGGACGCAATGAATCCTGACGGTTCTCTCAATTGGGGTTAATCATGAAACTTCTTTTTTCAGCAACAGCGATTCCGGAACGCGTTTCGGGTCCGGCGTATTGCCCGAAGCACGGGGAATACACCATGAACAAGACGTTCATTGGGCGGGAACTGATGTGCGTGTCGCCCTGCCCGAAGTGTGACCGCGAAGCGAAGGAAGCTGAAGCGGCCGAACTGAAAGCAAAGGCACAACAGGAATCAGCTCGCTTGGCTGCAGCTGCGCTTGAAAAGGCGCTGGGGCGTTCCGCTATCCCGGGCGAATACCGGGACAAGACGTTCGATAACTTCTCTGCCGTCACGGAAAACCAAAAGGGGGCGTTGGCTCTCGCCCGGCGATTCGTCAACGGATGGGACAAGGCTGCGACCGGCGGCTGGGGGCTCCTCTTCTTCGGGAAGCCCGGTACCGGGAAGAGTCATCTCGCCTGCGCAATCATCCATGCCCTTTTGCCGGACGTAAATGGCCTCTACACGCGCGCTCAGGACATTATTCAATATGTTCGGTCGACCTGGAGCAAGAACAGCGCTGTGAGCTCTTTTGACGCAAGCAAGATGTATTCCGACGTTGACCTCTTGGTGATCGACGAGGTTGGGGTGCAGGCCGGGACGGATAACGAACGACAGATTCTCTTTTCGATCATAGATACCCGGATCGCCGAAGGGCGGCCGACGATATTTCTCACGAATCTTCCGCCGACGGAGTTGAAGAAGTGCCTCGGTGAGCGCCTGGCGGATCGTCTCAACGGAAAGAGTGTTCCGTATTTCTTTGACGGGCTGTCTCAGCGCAAGCGGCCGACGGCGGACGTTTTCGGGGAGGCGGCATGAAACGCGTTCTCGATATGTGCTGTGGACCCCGGTGCTTCTACTTCGACAAGGCGGATACGCGCGTCCTAGCTTGTGACGTGCGTCCGGCGAACTTCACGAATCAGCTGAACCGGACGTGCATCGTGGCCCCCGACTTGCTGCAGGACTTCCGGCATCTTCCGGAAGAGTGGTCCGGCAGGTTTGACCTGGTGCTTTTCGATCCGCCGCATCTGGTGCACGCCGGGGAAAAGTCCTGGCTCCGTGCGAAGTACGGGATTCTTGACCGGACGAACTGGCGGGCTGATCTCGCTGAGGGGTTCACCGAAGGGTTTCGGGTGCTCCGGGAGGGCGGCACGTTGCTTTTCAAGTGGGCCGAGACTCAGATCAAGGTGAGCGAAGTTCTGAAACTCACGGAACAAAAGCCGCTGATCACCACGCGGTTCCCGACTAAGAGCGGTACCCATTGGATTGTTTTCTACAAGGAGGAGGCATGAGCACCGAAACTTTTCTTGATCCTAACGCGGATCGGATTTTGTGCGACGTTTTGTGCGACGTCTTTGTCAGAGAAAAAGTACTCGGGCCGAAAGCCGTGGTGTACGCCTCTTGGCACGTCGTTGTTATCAGCATTCCGGCGTACGTGCAGGGGCCGCCTCTCGTCTGGGTGGGGCTCGATGAGGGCGAACGCAGACTGTGGCCGGTTCCGGCGGACTGGCGCATGACAGCAAAGGACTGCGAAAAGGTCGCTGTGGAATTTATCGAAAAACTCAAAAAGGAGGGATTGGCATGAGCAACCCGAAGCACGTCCAGTTGAAGCCTGAGGACGCAGCAAAGATCGTGGAAGTTCTCGCGGATGTTGAAACAACAGCGCCGCGATATTTCAAAAAACAAGGTTTGTCTTTGCAGTTGATGCGGCTGAAGAGAGAAGTCCGCCGCGTTCACGCTCAGTACGAAAGGGGGGATGAGGAATGAAAACGCCTACCGGGGTCTCCCGTGCTGTCGCAGAGAAGTTGACTCGCGCTTATAAGGTCGGCCACGACGTAGGGCTTAAAGGCTGGGCGCCGTCCGTAGAGGCCGAACAGTTCAAGACGAAATTAGAGCAGCGGTATTTCTGGCTGGGCGTCTGCGACGCTCAGGTCGAAAAGAACCACAAGGATGAGAGCGAATGACAGAGATCGTCGTGAAACTTCCCTGGCCCCCACAACAGCTGAAACCAAACTGGCGGGGACACTGGGCGGCAAAAGCCCGGGCCGTCAAGCGGTACCGAAGCGACGCGGCCTACCTTACCCGATGTACGACGCCGTTCACCTTCGATGGTTACGCCGGCAAGGTCGACATTCAGTGCGAGTTTTGCACGCCCGACCGCCGGGCTCGCGATGAAGACAACCTTGTCGCAACCATGAAGGCCGGCTTCGACGGTATCGCCGACCGTCTGGGCATCAACGACAGGAAATTCCACCACCTCGAGCACCAATACCGGTTCTCTGGGCGTCAGCGTTATGGGTATGTGCTTGTGCATGTTTTCATCAAGGAGGCCTGACCATGGATGACGAGAAATTTCACACCTTGCTGCCAGAGTGGGCGCAACTCCTTCTCCGGAAGGCGGCATCCGTCCCCAACACTCCGGAAGACCCGCGCAACCGGGACAAGAGTATCGAGACCGTCGACCACGAATTGCGGCTCCGGATACCGGGTGCATTTGTCTCCGACCGAGACGGCCAAAATGTTGTATGTCGAAAGAAACGATAGAAACCAGCCCGTCGGCCAGTCACATCACTGGGCCCGGTGGACGGACGCCGAAGTCCGGTGGGTACTACAACTGCATGAGGGCGGCATGAGTTACACCCGGATTTCGGAAAAGCTGGACATGCCGCGGTCTACGGTGGCTGCCATTTGCCGCGGCGAAATCCGGCCAAGGATTAACGAGTTGAGGCGAGCATGAGCGAGAAGAAGGAGACGACGAAGAAAGCCAAAGCAGCGCCCGCCAAGAAGGCCAGAAAAGGGGTGCCTAATTCGGAGGCAACCCGAATTCGAAGCGGTACTGATGCGGTGGAGAAAGGCCGAAAAGGGGGAGTCGCTTCCGGTGCCGCCAGACGAGAGAAAAAAATCCTCACGGAACTCCTTTTGAAAAAGTTGGCCAAGGAACTTCCTGACGGCGGCACGGTTGGGGAGGCCGTGGTGGATTCCATCATTGCCACTGCTATGGCGGGGGACGTCAAGGCCTTTGTCGCCATTGCTGACCGCGTTGAAGGTAAGCCCGTGCAGCAGGTCGACCTTTCCGGAGAACTGTCGGTGGCTGATCGTTTGTTGGCCGCCCGGGCGAGGATGCAGCAGAAAAATGATTGATGAGTTGAACCAAGAATTAGCGGATTTCATCGGGCAGTTCTACGCTGATCCCCTGGGGTATGTTCTTGCCGCCTACCCATGGGACTCGAATCCGTCCATCCAGTTGTGCACACTTCCGGAACCGTGGCGGTCCCGGTATCCCAACTGCCACTACGGCCCTGACGCTTGGAGTTGTCGGGTAATGGATGAGATCGGCCGCCAGGTGCGTGAGAATGCCTTCGACGGCCGGCACGCCGTGAAGCCCATTCGAGTCGCCGTCAGTAGCGGCCACGGTATCGGCAAGTCATGCCTGAGTTCCTGGCTGATTGACTGGATCATGAGCACCCGGCCCTATGCGAAGGGCACGGTGACTGCCACGACAAACGGGCAGCTGGCGACGCGTACGTGGGCCCAGATCAAGTCTTGGACAACCAAGGCCCTGACCTACGATTGGTTCGATGTGAAGGACGGTCGCGGCTCCATGGAACTGCGCAGCCGTGAAGCGCCCTCCGAATGGTTCGTGTCGGCTCAGTCCTGCCGCAAAGAGAACTCCGAAGCCTTCGCCGGCCAGCACGCCGCCAACTCGACGTCGTTCTATCTCTTTGACGAGGGTTCCGGTATCGACGACAAAATCTATGAGGTGGCAGAAGGCGGCCTCACGGACGGTGAGCCGATGTTCTTTGTCTTCGGCAACCCTACCCGAAACTCCGGCGCTTTCTACGACATCTTCCACAAGTACAGAGACCAGTGGACGTGTTTCAAGATCGACAGCCGCGAGGCCCAGATTACCAACAAGCCCGCTATCCAGGCTTGGATCGACCTCTACGGCTATGACTCTGACTTCGTCCGCGTCCGTGTTCGGGGCGAGTTCCCGAACGCGTCCGACTGCCAGTTCATCCCGCAGAACATTGTAGAAGCGGCCATGGCCCGGCCGTCCATGGAATTCCACCCGGGAGAGCGCCCGATCTGCATCGTTGGCGTGGACTTGGCCGGTCCCGGTTCCGACGATACGGCAATCGCTACGCGCATTGGTCCGGAGGTTCTCAAGATTGAGGCTTTCCACGAGACGAGCGTCACGGCGATGTGTACCCGCATCAAAGAGCACGTCAATTGGCTTTACGACACCTACGGCTTTGAAAAGGTCTACGTCTTCATGGACAGCGGCGGCATCGGCTACCCGTACGTCACCCTGCTTAAGGAGTCTAACTTTCCGGTGAACGGGGTGAACTTCGGACAAGGCGCCGATAAGCCGATGGTGTACCTCAACAAGCGTTCGGAGATGTGGGCCCGCATGAAGGAATGGCTGCAGGGGTCGATGGCTAAACTGCCTGATGACGATGACCTCAAGTATGACCTCGTAGCGCCGGAGTACTTCCACCAGATCACCGACAACCGCCTGGCGCTTGAGTCCAAGGAGGAGATGAAGAAACGCGGCCTGCATTCCCCCGACAAGGCCGACGCGCTGGCCCTTACGTTCGCTGAAATCGTCTACGAGCGTGCTCAGTCCGTGGGCCCGGATCAGGGGCGTGCCAGTTACTTCACCCGCGAGTCCCGCCGCAACTCTCTCTCCAACCGCCGCCGCTTCAATAGGTAGGGGGTGCAGTTGTTGACCTCTTCCCCCGCCGATCATGCCGGCGAAGGAGGAGGGCATGACTATTTCTGTGCGGATGACGCCGGTCAAAGCATTGGCCGACGACAAATTCAAGTCGTTGTTTGATCTGTACGCCGCCGAGTCCGGTATTGAGTCGTTCGGTAATTGGGCCGTGGCGTGGCAGAACTATGAAGTGCTGGAAAACACCGGTTGCTTTGTGGTGTACGTCGCCTACGACGATGACACGCCCGTGGGCATTGTCGGCTGCCTGATAACGCTTCATCTGCATTACCGCGTCCCGATGCTGGCAACGGACGGCTTTTTCGTTCTCCCGGAATGCCGCGACAAAGGTGTCGGCGGCCGCTTGCTGGCGTCAGCCTACCGCCTGGCTAAGGCCAAACGCATTGAGCACGTTGAGATCAGCTGCCCACCCGGCGGACACCTCGACCGCAGTCTGTCTGTCAAGCCCTACTTCACCTTGGTTTCCAAAATCTACGAAAGGAGCTTCAAATGGGGTTAGCAGCAGACGCATGGTTCGCTGTGGCCGCAATCGCGGCCAGTACGGCGTCCAGTGCTTACAGCAGCGCGAAGGAGCGCAAAGCCCAGCGTGAGAACGCCCGTAAACAGGAGGCGGCCGCCAAGAAGCAGCTTGCAGCCGAGGACGAGGCGCAGAACCGCGCCAACCGAAAGCAGGCCGATATTGAAGGCTTGCTTGACGCCGGCGACACGTCCGGGGCAATGGGTAACTCGGCCACCCTGACAGGGGCCGGAGGGGCGCCGGTCAACAAGGACTTGCTCGGTAAGGGCGGGACGCTCGGGAGCTGAGCATGAAGGCAAAAGCATCAGAGCTGCGCCAACGGCTTGCTCAGATGAAAGCGACTCGAACGCCCATTGAGCCGCTTTATCGCAAGCTGCAGCGCTATATCCTGCCGGAAACAGGGCGGTTTGATGAAGTGCCCGGAGTTGAGTCCGAAGAGACCGGCTACGAATTCATCAACGACGCGACGGCCACGGATGCCATTGATGTCCTGGGGGCCGGCATGCTTGGCGGCATGACGTCGCCGGCGCGCCCTTGGTTCCGGCTTACAACGCGATCTCCGGAATTGGATGAGAACACCAACGTCAAGCGCTGGCTCTCCGAACTGCAGACCGAAATGCAGATGGTCTTCGCGAAGTCCAACGTCTACCAAGCGCTCAACAATGCCTACCTGGAACTTGCCTGCTACGGCACGGCCTGCCTGGTGGCGTTGCCGTCCGACCGCAGGGTCATCCATTTGCATGAGATGACCGCCGGCGAGTACTGGATCGAAGAGGACGCAGAACAGCGGGTGAACACCGTCTATCGACAGATTGTCATGACATCCGCCCAGATGGTGGAAGTCTTCGGGGAATCTGCCGTGAGCGACGGCGTTCGTCTGGAGGCCAAGAACCCCGCTCAATGCTTCAAGACTCATACGGTCATCCACGCCATTGAGCCGCGGCCGGACTACGACCCGACGAAGAAGGACAAGTACTCCATGCCCTACCGCGGGGTGTACTTCGAAGAGACGGCCGGCCAATACACCTACGAGATTGGATCGGACGAACTCCCGAACGCCCAGGATCGAGTGCTTCGAGAGGAGGGCTTTAAGACGTTCCCGTGCCTTGTCCCGCGTTGGGCCATCAGCAAGCGGTCGCCTTATGGACGCAGCCCCGGCATGAAGGCCCTGGGCGTTGTGATGGCGCTGCAGGAAGAAACAACCATCAAGGAGCGCGGCACGGACTATGCGGTGAACCCTCCGTTGCTCGTTCCGGAAGAGTATGAGAGCAAGCCGCTCGACTTCGGGCCCGGCGGCGTCAGCTACTGCAATCTCACGCAGGCGCAGCAGGTGAAGACTGCCTGGGACGTCAGGCTAGATCTAAACGCCGTTAAGGTGGACATTGACGACAAGCGTCAGAGCATCAACAACTACTTCTACAAGGATCTTTTCCTCATGCTGGCTCAGACGGCTCGCTACGGCCGCACGGCCTACGAGGTCGAAAAGCTCGACAAGGAAAAGATGCTGATTATGGGCCCGGTGCTTGAGCGCCTTCACCTCGAACTCCTCGACCCGCTGATCGCGACGACCCTGCAGTGCATGCAGCGCTTCGACCTGATCCCTCCGATGCCCGACGAGATTAAGAGCCTGGACAGCATTTTCGGGGAGCGAGAGTACACGCAGAACGCCGAAGATAAGGGGCCGGGCGACTACATCAACATTGAGTACGTGTCGATCCTGGCGCAGGCCCAGCGTGCCGCTGGCGTGGATGCCATGAGTACCTATGTTCAAAGCCTGGCCGGTGCCTCTCAGGTTTGGCCGAACGCTATCGACAACCTCGACGAGGATAAGTGGGCCCGCAAGTTGGCCGATCAGTTAGGGGTCGATCCGGAAATCGTCCCGAGTCAGGAAGAGGTGGATCAGAAGCGCGAACAACGGGCCAAGCAACAGCAACGGGCCCAGCAGCTCGAGTCCGCCAAGCAACTCTCCGACATTGCCAAAAACATCCCGCAGGCGAGTTCGACAGACGCCATAAAAGCCATGAGCGGATATGCCGGCATGTAGGGGGTGCAGTTGTTGACGAAATCACAGAGGAAGATGCCGGCATGACGACGAATGACAAACGCGCAGAGGCCAAGAAGAAGCAGGAGCAGGCCGCCCAGCGGGAGAAAAACGACTGGGAATGGCTCACTTCTGACGAACGAGGACTGCGCATTCTTCACCGGGCTATGGGCTTTTGCGGCGTGTTCCGCAACGGCTTTAACCCCAATGCGTTGACGATGTCCTTCGGCGAAGGGCAACGCAACGTCGGTTTGTATTTGTGGGATCGGCTCGCACGGTTCACCCCCGAGGTAGTCCCGCAGTTTTTGAAAATGAGAGATAGCGATGAGTCTTGAAAACGCACTGGGTCAAAATGCAAACAACCCCGCCGCTGCGCCCGCTGAGACGGATGCAGCACCTGCCGCGGCTCCCCAAGATCAGCCCCCGGCCACCCCGCCGGTTGTGGATCCGAAGGCGCCGGACTCTCAGCCTGCCACCAATACCGGCGAAGGTGACCGGAAACCCGAAGGGGATCAGGACGGCCTTTTAAAGGGCACGGATCCCCAGAAGCCCGAGGGGGAAGAAGGTAAGGATGGCGAGGAAGACAAGCCATCCGTGCTGGGCGCCCCCGAGGAAGGCTATCAGTTTGAAGGCTTTAACCCGGCCGATGCCGGCATTCAGGCCTTCAGCGAAGTTGCCAAGGAGCTCGACCTGTCCCAGGACAGCGCTAACAAGCTCATGGCACAGACGATGGCCGGGATGAAGGCACAGCTCGCCAAACAGCGCGCAGAGCTTCGGCAGCAAGCCCTGTCGGACAAGACACTCGGATTTACGGATCCGGCCGTCGTGAACCGTACAAACGCGGTTTTCGGCAAGTACTTCGCCGGCAAACCTCAGCTGATGGCAAAGATTCGCGCCTTCAATCTGGACGTGGATCCTGATTTCATCGGAGTCATGAAGCAGTTGGGAGCCGATATGTCCGAGGGGACGTTCGTGCAGGGCAAGAAGGGCGCCGTGGATACCGGTGCCGAAGACTATCGAAAGTTATATCCGAATACTCGTATGAACCATTAAGGAGACGTAAATGTCTTACGGAACTGGTACTTTGTACGACCTGAGCCGCCTTTCTTCGGAAGTGCCGACCAAGGTTGTCGATTCCATTATTCAGTGCATGCCGTTGCTTGACCAGATGCGTTTTGCACAGTGCAACAACGGCGTGAACAACCAGACGATGCTGATTACCGATTACCCGGAAGGTCAGCTCCATGGCTTTAACGAAGGCGTCTCGCCGGAAAAGGCCGGCGGTCTCACGATGCAGGATTCGACCTGCATGCTCTCGACCTACTCGCAGATCGACGTGAACTTGCTGGCCTTGAACGATACGTCGGCCGAATGGCGCTACAACCAGGAGCACGCTTTCCAGGTGGGTATTGCGCATAAGGTCGCGAACATGATGTTCAACGGCTCCTTGAAGAAAGATCCGAAGTCGTTCGACGGTTTGCGTGCTCGCTATAACCAAACGGGTAGCGGCTACGAAGATGTCGTGGTTGACGCCGGCGGCCAGGCTTCTGCAGCTAAGGGGTTGACGGATATTTTCATCGTGAACTGGGATACGGCCCTTGTGCACGGCATTTTCCCGAAGGGCGGTGTGGCCGGTTTAAAGCGCATCGACCGTGGTGAACAGGACTGCTACGACAAGAACCACAAGCGTTTCCGCGGCGTTGTGACTGACTACGACTGGAAGCTGGGGCTTGCCGTTGAAGATCGCCGCCAGGTGGTTCGAATCGCCAATATCGACCAGGGTGCCTTAAAGGCTACGGTTGACGGAGGCCTTGACCTGGTGGATATGTTGATCGATGCCGTTGAAATGTTCCCGCAGTCTTTGGGAAGCGGTGCGGCCATGTACATGAACGGTACGTTGCGCGCCATGCTCCGCAAGCAGATTCGCCACTGCAGCAACGTTAACCTTCAGTGGGAAGAGGTGGCCGGCCGCAAGGTGGTGAGCTTTGACGGAGTTCCGGTTCACAAACTTCCGGAATCCATCCTCACGACTTACGACAAGCCCATTTAAGGAGGACACGAAATGCTTTTCGACAATGACTTGATGTTCTCCGAAAACCAGGCGGTTACCGCCACGGCATCGGGAACCAATGTGCTTGACTGCGGTCAGGCGATTTTGACGCCGGCGCTCAACGGTGCCATGAACCTCTATGCCATCGCCATCGCGACGACGGACTTCACCGGTACCGGCACGATTAAGGTCGAGCTGCAGGACTGCGACACGGCATCCGGCACCTTCGCCACGGTAGGCGCTTCGGCGGCCGTAGTAGCGACGAAGTTTGCGAAGGCGGTTATTTCGATGCCGCTCGAGCACCGTCGCTACCTGAAACTTGTCTACACCGTGGACGGCACGGTGGCCGCCGGCAAGATCACGGCCGGCATCACGACGAGCCTCGACGCGCAGCAGATCATTCACACGGAAGACACGACCTTCCAGTGATAGACCGCTCGCCATGAGCAACCGCAGGGGCTTCGCGCCCCTGTTTTCGTATGGAGAATTAAATGGCGACTGAAGTAGATATTTGCAACACCGCCTTGTCGCTCCTGGGATGCCGTGCGGACATAGCCAGTATTTCGCCGGTTGAAGGCGGCCGCTTTGCGGAGGTGTGCGCCCGAGAGTATCAGATTGCCCGGAACTTGGTGCTTGAGGCTCACGACTGGAGCTTTGCGTGCCGGCGGGCCAACTTAGCCGTTTTGCGCACCGACCTCTTCGGGTGGCAGTTCGGCTATGTTCGGCCGGCGGATGCCGTGAGCATTGTGGCCGTCGTACCGGAAGACGACAGATACTTTGAACACCCGCACGAATTCATTGTGGAGGCCGACCAGGAATCCGGGGTGCCCCTCATCCTCACAGACCTTCCGGGGGCCGTCTGCCGCTATCTGGCCCGCGTCACAAATACGTCTCTCTTCCCGGAACAGTTCTGCCAGGCCGTGGCGTTCAAACTCGCGATACGCCTTTCCGGAAACATCATCAAGGGGACGCCGGGGCAGCAGGTGGCGGTGAACCTTGAGAAGCAGTATCAGACGATTTTGGCGGCCGCCGTGCACTTCGACATGAAGCAACGCCGCAAGGACATAGATCTGCGCGCCACGTGGACTAAGAAGCGAGGGTTAAGAGTATGACCGTAGTCACTCAGAAGAGTTTCGCCGGCGGCATCATGGGCCCGATGATGTTGGGCCGTAGCGATGACCCCAAGTATCAGGCCGGCTTAAAGGTTTGCCGGAACTTTATCTGCCTGCCCCAGGGGGCCGTCCAAAACCGTCCGGGGTTTGCGTATGTGGCCGAGGCCAAGTACCCGGACAAGCGGGTGAGGCTGATCCCGTTCACGTTCTCCCGAGACCAGACGATGATTCTGGAGTTCGGCCACAAGTACGTCCGGTTCCATACGCAAGGAGCTACGCTCAAGAATGCAGCGGGAACAGAGCCATATGAGATTGCCTCTCAGTATGACGCTGACGATGTGATGGCGCTTCATTACGTGCAGTCGGCCGACATTCTGACAATTACGCATCGGAATTACCCGCCGACGGAATTGCGACGCTACAGCGTACGAGACTGGCGATTCAAGAAGATTGATTTCAATCCGACCTTAGCGGCGCCGAATGCCGTGAAGGCGATTAAGGCGTCATCGGCCGAAAACGAAATCAACGCCGACAAGTACACCTTCAAGTACTGCGTGACGGCTCTCAATGCCGACCGCACGATTCAATCTCAGCGAAGTTCGATAGTTTCCTGTACTGCCAACATTTATAACACAGGTACCACCATTCAGATTTCATGGGATGCCGTGGCAGGGGCTACGTTCTACCGCGTCTATCGCAATGAAGGCGGCGTCTACGCTTACATTGGTGAGACTGAGGAACAGAGCATCATTGATGACAACATTGCCCCTAACGCCGAATTCACTCCGCCGCGTGTGGACGAGATTTTCCATTCGAGTGGAGGCATTACGTCGGTGACGGTAACGAATGGCGGGAGCGGGTATGGTTCATTGCGAAGCGTTTTATATATTTCGCAAAAAGGACGAATCGTCGGATCTAACGGAAAAACCGTATCCGTAAACTTAGCCGCTGAAAAATTCCATCATGACGACAAGCAAGGTATTCCCTACCCCCCCATAACATCTTCTCAAGTGTTTTACGTTGATGGAACTATCGAAGGCAACGGCTCCGGAGGGAAAGGGCGCCTAACTTACGTAAACAACAAGCTGACTCAAGGCATGTGGTGGGACGCTTACCTGACGGGCGTTTCCCTCACATCTCGCGGGGAAGGCTATACGGAGGGAGCCCAATTTCACGCAAGTTTGGAGTGTGGCTCTAAAGGAGCAAGGTGCGATTACTATTTTCCCGCCGTCTTGGCCCATGACTCCGCCCCTATCGTCTATGTCACCGACCCTACTGGATCGGGGGCCGAGCTTGCGGCCTTAACTGAAAACGGCAAAATTATTGGAATCGTAGTCAAGAAACCAGGCTCAGGATACACCAATCCTGTCGTTCACATTGACGGCAGTAAATCCGGCGGATCAGGTGCAACAGCTACGGCCACCGTCGGCAAGGCGAACGATTATCCTCAGTGCGTGACGTACTTTGAGCAGCGTCGCGTTTTTGCGGCAACGACAACGGAACCTCAGGGTATCTGGATGACACGAACGGGGACGGACAGCGACTTTTCCTACTCCATCCCGGTGCGTGACGATGACCGAGTGTCTTTCAAAATCGCCAGCCGTGAACGCCACGAGATTTGCCACCTGGTGCCTCTTAATCGCCTGCTTGTATTCACGGAGGCTGGGGAATGGATGGTGACGTCAGTCAACTCTGACGCCATCACGCCAGAGTCGGTGCAACTCAAAAGTCAGTCCTTTGTCGGTTCCAATATGGTGCAACCGTTGATTGTGAACAACACCGTGCTCTATGCGGCCGCACGCGGGGGGCATATTCGGGAACTGGGCTACAACTACAACGCTGGCGGCTACGTGACGGGCGACGTGAGTATCCGGGCGGCGCACCTCTTTGACAGCTACGAGGTGATTGACGGGGCCTTTTCCAAGGCGCCGTACCCAATTGGTTGGTTCGTCAGTTCTTCCGGAAAGTTGCTGGGGCTCACTTACGTTCCGGATCAGCAGATCGGAGCCTGGCACGAACACACGACGGACGGTGCTTTCGAGTCTGTGGCGGCGGTGGCCGAGGACAAGATTGATGCGGTCTATTGTGTGGTACGCCGCCAGATTAACGGGGCAACTCACCGATTTATTGAGCGCATGGGGGAACGCGAGAAAGATAACGACGCAGATGCTTTCTTTGTGGACTGTGGCGGCACGTATTCGGGGCAGCCGACGAAGACGATCAGCGGACTCACGTGGCTCGAAGGAAAGACCGTCAGTGTTTTGGCCGACGGCGCCGAGATGAATCAGAAAGTCGTGAAGGACGGCAAGATCACACTTGACGCCGAAGCCTCTGTAGTCCAGGTGGGCTTGCCAATTGACGCTGAAATTTGCACGTTGCCGGTGACGATCCCGATGAAGGACGGATCCGACGGCGGTTCGGTTACCAAGAACGTCAACTCGGTATTCATGCGCGTGTACCGGTCGAGCGGCATCTTTATTGGCCCGGAAGACGGCGAAGCCGTTGAGTTCCGGCAGCGCACTACGGAAGACCCAGGCAGTCCTCCGGATCCAGTGACAGGGGGCGTAGATATTGATTTGCAGCCCGAATGGAGTGATTCCGGAGCGGTGTCCGTCAAGCAGAAGTCGCCGCTTCCCCTGACCATTCTCAGTATCGCCGCCAATATGCAGCTCGGCGGGTAGTGCAGTTGTTGGCCCCTGTGGCGTTGTGAAATGCCGGCATTACCACGGGGGCAACAATGGCCGGAGAATCCACAGGCTTGACGACCGTCCAGACCGCGGGGCTTTGGGGCACCGCGATTCAGGCCGTCGGCAGCATTTTTACTAGTTATCAGGCGTCACGCTCAGCGACGGAACTGTCGCGGATACAGCAGCGTATCGCCGAGATCAATCAGCAGCGGGCGACGATTCAGGCGCAGGCAGCGCTTGCCGCCTCGAACCGTAATATCGCCAACATCACGGGCCAGTACGGGCACTTAAAGAGTAAGCAGCGCGTCGCTATGGCCGCCAACGGTATCGCCATTGGGTACGGATCCAGCAAAGAGATTTTGGCGACGACCGACCTCTATAAGCAGCAGGACGCCAACACGGCCTACGCCAACGGTCTCAATGCAGCCATGGGCTACATGAGCAAGGCAACGGCTCAGTATCAGGCGAGCATCGCTGCAGGCGGCAACAAGTCCAATTCCGGTCTGGTGGCGGCCGACAGTCTGCTTACCGGCATCACGAAGGTGGCCGGCTACTACGTAAATCAAGCGTCCCGCAACGCGCCGGCAGATGACACCGGCGGATCTACAAACGCTGCAGCGTCCGACGAATATCCCCCGACCTGGGTTTGATGAGGAGTGTGACAGATGGCAATAGTTCCGATGCCCGATGGGCCGCGTGTCAACCCGACCGTGCCGCAGGGTGAGGCCGCAGGGCTTTTGAAGACCGGCGGCGATGCCGTGGCAAAGAAGGCGGCCGCGCAGGCCATGGAGGCTTCCAACGAATTTTTGAGGGCTACCAACGACGCCTACGAACGGATGTCCAAGGCCCGCGCTGATGCGGCCATGAACGACATTCAGATCCAGGTGAACGACCTCATGAACGGTGAGGGAGGGGCCTTACGGCAGACCGGCACTGATGTTGTGGAGCGCCAGGACGGCCCGTTCGTGAAGCACTACGACGACGAGATCAGCAAGATCATCGGTGACCGGATTCAGAACTTAGACCAGCACCAGCGTGGCCTACTAACGGATCGCCTGAAACGCTACCGCGCCGACCGGCAACTGGAGTTGACGAACCACATGGTGAAGGAGGCGGACGCCTACCAGAAGGAGACGGCCAAGACGTCCGGATCCATAGCGGCCGAAACAATCACGGTCAACCCGTCCGACATTCGCAGCGTCGAAGAGAACGCCAAGACGTACGAGGACTCCTACCGCACGATCCACAAGGGGGAACCGGAAGAGTCGATTAAGAAGGGGATTGCTGACGGCGTGAGCAGCGCCATTGTGGACGGGATCAAGACCCTTTTGGCAAATGACAACCCCGAACAGGCGCAGGCTGTTTTGCGGCATTACCGCGGGAACAAACTCACGGCCTACGACGTCCTGAAGGTGCAGCCGTTGATCCGTGACGCGCTACAGAAGAAAGCGGCCGCTACAACGGCAGCTCAGGCCGCGACGCAGACGTTTAATTCTCTGTATCCGGAATCCGTGGCGAAGTCCCGCCTGGCGCCGGCCACAGGGAAGGACTTTGACCCCAAGGATTTCAGTAATGCGACGAATCTTGTCTCTGATGCCGGCCGTCCGGAATGGGCGCCGGCGGCATATCTGCTTGGGGCGGAGAAGGCGAAGGAACTCGTGGATAACTGGACGCGGGAGGTTTTCGACGCTCAGGAACGCGGGGATCAGGCCGCCGTCGCCAAACTGCAGCAGCAAAACCCGCTGGAAGAGGCCTTGAACCCGCAGCAGAAAGTCGCCCTGGCCCGCTACCGAAACACGATTGAAGCCGTCCGTTCCGGAGACAAGGACACGATCCGAATGCAGGTGATTGAGGCCAATCCTGATCTGGATCCGACCACGGTCGAAAAAGTGACGAAAACTATCTTCGAGCAGCGGCAGTACGCCAACCGTGTGGAACGGGAGGAACGCAACCAGCGGGCAGCTCAGGTGTTCACCAACCTTCACGCCGGCACGGATATTGAGGACATCCCCGCGGCTCAGATGGAAGGTCTGTCAGATCCCCAGCGAGCCGGTATGGCTGAGTATTCCCGCCGTCGCCGACTCAATAGTTTCACGACCGACAGCGCCCTTTTCTACAGCCTCGCGTACGACAACGAGAAACTGAAGAACACCGAATGGGCCGACCTTTACGCCATGGCCGGTAGCTTCACGCCCAAGGACTTTGACACGTTGGCGAACCGAAAGGTGATGCTCGAGCAAGGGGCGGGCACGAAGGACAACTCGGAGACGGTGATTAAGTCCGTGGAGGATGCCCTAGAGCGCCAGGGGCTTAAGCCTGAAGGCAAGACCGACAAGGCGTTCTACTCCCGAATCTCCCGTGCCATTGCCGACAGCGTGATTGACAAGGTGAACGCGGACTTCGGAAAGGGATGGGACGATGAGCGAATTCGTAAGGAAGTGGTTGCCGCGGTTCAAACGCAATTCACCACCATTGGGACGCTTTGGAATTCGGGCTACAAGGTGGCCGATTTCCTCAGTAAGGAATCGTTTTGGAATGACAATGGCGTGCGCGACATGGCCGACGCGGCCCTTAAGGCGACGGGCTATCCGGAACCGAAAGACTTGGATCGCTCGGAATTCCTGATTACGTGCTTCCTCAATCCCCGGCGGCCGTTCCCAGGGGAGAGTCAATTCATCAATGCTGCGCCGGTGTCTGAAGTACAACAGATACGCCAGGCCTATCAGGCGTCCCACAACGGCGCCGAACCGGATCAACACACGATTGCGCGCGCTCTTTTGAAAGCCCGCCTTGTCCGTAAATAACCGAGAAAACTATGACTGATTACGCAAAGATTCTTTCCGATATGGAAGCCGAAGACGGTGGGCTGCGTGCGTCTCAGGCTGTGACGCCGGCCGGACAGTTGCCGACGATGCGTTTTGCCGATACCCCGGCCACGGCCAAAGCGGTGCTGCGTTCTCCGAATCCGCAGGGCGAGGTGCCGACGTGGGAGCAGATGAGCGTCACGGAGCGCCTGATGAACGGCCTTGAAGGCGGCTACCACGGGCTGCAGAAGTCCCGTGCGGCGACGGCAGCCTATGAGGCTGAGCAGGCAGCTCAGGCCGGGCTTTCTGCGTTGGTGGATGATGACGAAGACGAGTCCGTGAAGGAACTGCTTTCTCGCGACACGCAGGCGAACCGGGACTACAAGGAAAAGCAGGCGGCCGCGCGCGACAAGGCAATCTACGAGTACGCAGATTTAGCAAAGAAGGACAAGGAGTATGTAACGCCCTTGGCGGTTCAGAACGCATCCCAGAAGGCCAAGGGCAAGGGTTTTTGGAGCGGGCTCGGAACGGCCTTGACTGAGATGGCCGCGGATCCGTTGAACTCGGCCTTGTATCTCGGCACGTCTTCGCTTGGTGCCATTGCCCCCTACATGGCTTTGTCGGCCGCCGGCGGCGGTTTGTTGGGTGCGGCGCGCCTGACGTCGGCCGCCCGTGCTGTCCAGATGGCGACGATGTTTAAGGGCTCCTACGACAACGAGTTGGGCAATTACCTGATCAAAGCTATGCAGGAAAAGGGGATTGACCTGCAGAACCCTGACGCCATGCGTACGGCCCTGCAGGCGGACGACATGTCCGAGACCTACGAAAAGGGGAAGAAGCGCGCGGCCGTCGTGGGGGCGTTCGATGCCGTGGCAGCCCTGGCGGCACCTATCCGCCTCAACCCGAGTAACGCCATCCGTACCGTGCGTGATGCCGCCGGCATTCTGAAGGAAAGCGGCTTGCACGGCGTGGACAAGGTGAAGAGCATTCCGGAAGCCTTCGGTATGGCCCGCTCTGCAACGCCGACGTCCCGCGGGGGTATGTGGGGCTACAACCTTGAGAACCACCTCACGCAGGCCGGATTGCAGGGTGTCTTAGGCGGCGCCGGCGAAGCGCTCGGTTCACTTGCCGCCGGTGACGAAATCAACTGGGCCGACGTCCTCTTTGAAGCCATTGGGGAACTCACGTCTGCCCCGGTGGAAGTCGTCTCTATGACCGCTTCAGTGAACGCGGCCTACAACGCGCAACAGCAACAGGCGCAGGCTGCCAAGGTGCTGGGCGAGAATATGCAGAAGGTGACGGCCGCCGTGGCCGCCATGGGGACACAGGTGAAGGACGGCCAGACGATTGCCGACTGGGCCAACGACGTCGGCCAGGATAAGTCCGTGTTCTCGTTTGCTCAGGACTTGGTGGATGCCGGCGTTCCGGACAAGATTCGCCAGGCCGCTCCGGAACTCGCGGCCCGCATTGAGACGGCAGCCCAGAATAAGTCCGACGTTGCTATCCCCGTGTCTGACGTCGTGAAGTTGGCAGCGACGGATGAAGCAGCGGCCAACAGTCTCCTTTATGAGTCCCGCGTAGATGCCGACGGCATGAGTCCGCGTCAGGCTGAGGACTTCATGAAGAACGGCAAACAGGAAGCCGTGGCGGCCTTCGACAAGATAGTGAAGGACACGAAGCCCGACGCCGAGATGCGTAAGGCCATTGACACCGAGGTTGCCGCTATTCGCAAGCAGTTGATCGACGCCGGCACGGCTGAAGATGTGGCCGACTTGCAGACGCGTCCATGGGCTTCTTGGCTGGCTATCCGTGCCAAGCAGACCGGATTGAGTCCCAAGGAAATCATGGGCAAGATGAATCTACGGATCCGTCGGCAGCAGTCGCAAACTCCGGCGTTCCAACAGCAGCTTTCCACGGCTATGCCGTCTGAGGCCGCCGTGAAGAAGGGGGACTACCCGAACCCGCGGTTCGCGCGGCAGTGGGCAGACTTCGCTGAAGCCAAGAAAAACAGCCGCTACTTTGAACGTGCCGTGGCGGCCATGAAAACCATCCCCGGCGTGAAGGGGGCTGTCGGCCGTGTCCGGAATGGTGGCAAGGCGTCCGAACGCATCATTGACTTTATGGCCGACAATCTCGTTTGGCTTTATGACAAGATGCCGGCGGCAGAACGTGAACGCGCTAAGTTGTGGTATGACGGCGGCAACAAGACAGCCCGTGTGTGGGCTCAGCGCTACGGTCTGCGCTTGCGTCAGGTGGCGGCCGTGATTGCCATCTTCAGCCCCCAGAACGGCTGGTTCAACAACATGACCAACGCCGAACGCTTGTTTGATATTTACTTCAGCGCCCGGCGCGAGAAGCCGTCGGCCGAAATGCAGACGGCGTTGAAAACTCTGTGCGAGTCCGATAAGAAGGTCAGCTTCGACGAGATCAAGGGCAAGTCCCTGGAAGAACTCATTCAGGCCGATCAGATGCGCGGAGCTGCGTTGTGGGTGCGCGCGTACGATGCCGTAACGAATCCGTCCACTTACAACGTGCTCACTCCTGAAGGCGGGGTAGGCGGTTTGGCGAGTGTGCCCGGCGGTCAGGAGAAGCCGGCGAAGGCGTTCTTCTTTAACCCGCAGTCCATCGCCGATGCCCTCTCGGTTATCGTGGACGGTAGCGTAGACAACATCTATGACAAGATCGGCACGCAGTTCAAGGTACGCGACTTCTACAACAATCTTTACGACCCGAGTAACGCCAAGGCCGCGACGATTGACACGCATGCCGTGGGTGCGGATACCCTGACGATTCAGAGCTCCAACAGTCAGCCGGTGCAGGACAACTTTGGCGCCGTCGGCAACAAGACGTCCGGCCAGAACGGCACGTACCCGCTTCACTTTGAAGCCTACCGCCGTGCGGCCGAACGCGTGGGCCTCAGCCCCCGTGAGATACAGTCGATTACCTGGGAGGCCGTGCGAGTCCTCTTTGAGCCGAACCGCAAACGAGTCTTGCGCTCAGTGGTTGACGACATTTGGAAGGAGTTCGACGCCGGCAAGATTTCGGCGGACGAAGCCCGACAGAAGATCTTCGACGCGGCCGGCGGCTTGTCGAAACTGTCGTGGCAGGACACGCCTTTCAATGACCGGATTACGGAGACCTACGACCGCAGCGGCGTCACGCTTTACGACGACGTCCGTCAGCCGGAACCCGAGCCGGTGCTCACGATGGAGGCCGCACCGGATCCGAACAACGCGGAAGCCGTGGCCCAGTGGAACGAATTGTCGCCGGCGGATAAACTTGCGGTGACTCGGGAAATCGTCCCGTGGTTGCTCGAGCGTGTGGCCGAACAAACTCATGCCCACATTGGTGAACCTGAGCTTCAGCGCGGCGGCTATCTCGGTGACCCAAATTATTCGATTCTTTGTCGTATTGCCGATGGTGGAGACTATGTCAAAGTCGGACGTCTGTTAGCATCCTATCTGCGACAGGACTCGGTTATGGCTATCAGCCAGACCAACGGCGAGGGAATGTTCTCGAGTAAGGTCATCCGAATCCAGTTGCCGGACGGCTTCACCGAAGCACAGGTCGATGACCTTTACCGGAACCATATCGACCAGATCCGTGACTCCAACGGCGAACGCCTGATTATGGGACAGTCCACCGCCGGCGCTGTGATGATGCTTTCGGTTGGCGCCGAGAACATTGAGGCAATTAAAGCGGGGCTTAACTCGATTGTTGAAGGCTATGGTGACCAGATGGTGTATCGCGTCTCAGATGCCTACACGGGTTTCCTTGAGCCCTACTCCGAAGAGGAAAAGACAAATGCGAGAAATGACACCGGAAGAAGCGGCGGAGTTCGACAAGAAACATCCGCTGGGTACGATGCTGATCTTCAGTCCGAAACAGACAAGCGCCTGGCACAAGCGATTAAAGCAAAAATCGCAAGCCGACCGCGAGGATTCCGCCAGTCCGGAAGAAATGAAAGCGCATATCGATATGACCAATCGAATGCACGAGCTGATGCAGAAACGCGCAACGGAGCAGTGGGAAGCGGAGCAGAAGGTTCGCAAAAATTCAAAGACGGAATAATCCGTGTCGCTGACGTAGAAACTGCCGCCGAGTATGGCGAGAAAGGACGGCCGAACTCTGTCCGGGTGTTGGGTATCCACTGCAGCAGCTTCCCTCGTACTAGCCTTAATTCTCGATACTATGGGACGGGACTCAAGGGGCAGGAGGCTAAATACCTGACGCGTCAAGGGGAACTTGCCGATGTCTACGACCGGATGTATTTCTATGTGGACACTGGAAAAGGCGTGATTCCGGAAGAAGGTGTCGGCCGCGAAGTCCACAGTGTTTGGCTCAACAACATCTATGACTACGACGCTGATCCTTTGGGATTAGTTGAGAAGGGGCGTCAGCGTGACTTAGAAGGGCGCCCCCAGGGCGTATCCCCCACGGGGTGGGCAGGTACGTGGACAGAGCACTTTATCAAGGCGGCCGGCTTTGACGGTTACATCGTCCACCATTTCGGCCGGGGTGGTGCCGTTTGCCTTCTTGGGGATCAGCACGACAATGTGCGGCCGCAGTATCAGGGTCGCGTCCAGGCGCTCAACGCCGCAGCCGTGACGTCGGCACATAGCCGGCAGATCGAACGAAAGCTGGATCCGTACAAGGTGCCCGGCAAGATCATGATCCAGCTGCAGAAGCTGGCCCGGGATCCCAGCAACGGCATCAAGCACAACTTCCCCTACATTACGTGGACTGAAGCGGACGACGCTTTGGTGCATGAAGTCTTTCCGGACGCTGACAATGCGTTGGCTACCGGTTTCTTCCAGTCTTCCGAAAACGCTTTCACGCCGGACGAAGAATTGATCCGCAAGGCAGTGGATAACTTCGGCACGACGGATAACATTGACGAGGCCTTTTATATTCTTCCGGACGGCACGATGTTGGACGGCTCCGGACGCCATTGGGGCCTTGAAGAACAAGACGTTAACGGCCGTCAGGTCGATCACGCAGACGTCGCGGAAGTCATGGACACAAGCGGTGTTCAGGCGATGTATGACTTCATGGCCCGCACCGGTGCAATGCGAATCGATTCCGCTCACGGAGTCGCGTCGATCTCGCGGCCGCCGACGCCGGCACAGCTGGGAATCCTTGAAAACTCTTCCAAAGGGAATTACCTGGCCCTGTCCTACAACACGCAGGAAGGCCGCATTGTAGACGACACCGAATTCGATTCCGCTTCTCCGGAAGAGATCGGCACCTTCTTTGTCGAGGCCGAGGAAAAGGCTGCGCTCGGTATTGCCGGTGCGTATGCCCAGACGGCTTACCACGGTTCTCCCTTCAAGTTCGACCGCTTCACACTGGATCACATCGGAGCCGGTGCCGGCACGCAGCAGCACGGCTATGGCCTTTACTTCGCCATGAACCGCAAGACGGCCGAGAGCTATCGTGACGCCTTGGCCGGCGGCGGGGAATACACGGTGAACGGGAAGCCCGTCAGCCGCAACATCGAAAGCACGGACATGGAAGACTTGGCCGCAACGTGGGTGCTGCGGGAGATGCCGGGGACGCAGAAACATCCGAAGCCTGCGCAGGTGAAGCGCGCGGCCGAGACGGCCATCAAGCGCCTCAACGAGGACACGGAACGCGGCCAAGTGGATAAGGCGACGTCGTCTAAGCTGCGGGACGAACTCGCGAAGATCTATCGCCGGCCGAAGGACTACAGCTTCGAATACACGTCCAGCACGGAGGGGCGCGTTTACCGGACGGACATTCCGGACTCGGATGTGCTTCTGAGCGAAGAAGCCGCTATGGTTGACCAGCCGGTGGTTGTCCGGAAAGCACTGCAGAATTTGGCGTTCGACCTGGCGGCCGAAGGCATGGACGACCTGGACAAGGGCACAACGTCCCCGCGAGCGGATGCCCGCAATAAGGTGATTGAACTCATCGGCAAGGATTCGGCCGAAGGGCGCGACGTCTACAGCTGGCTTACGGCGTATGCTGGCGGCAGCAAGGAGGCCTCCGAACTCCTCAACCTTTATGGTATCAAGGGGCTTGAGTACTTCAGCGAACCCGACGGCAACTGTGCTGTGATTTGGGACGATACGGCCCTCAAGATTCTCAACAGCCTCGAACAGCCGGAACAATCCGGAACCCGCGGCAGCATGATGCCCAGCAACGCCGGCGACGTCCGTCCGGGCGAAGGCGGGGTAATGACGCTGATGGAAAGCGCCGACAAGTCCACGTTCCTGCATGAGTCCGCTCACGCATGGCTGGATGCCGACACAATGCTGGCGCAGGATATTGCGGACAAGGTATTGGCCGGCGGCGAGTTGACAGACGGGGAGAGAGCCTTCCTCACGAATCTCGGCGGGTTTTTCCGCTGGGGGCAACAGGAAGGCGTGCTTGATCTCGGCGTGACCGATGATCTCAAGACAGTGGCTGCCGCTGTCCGTGCGTGGGCCGCAATGCCAATCAATGACCAGCGAGGGATGCACGAGCTCTTTGCTGAGGGCTTCGAATCCTACTTGCTCGAAGGTGTGTCGCCGAACGCAGAAATGAAGACGATCTTCGGCCGCTTCAAAAAGTGGTTGATGGATATTTACGCGCAGGCCACAAGGCAACCGCACCCGATCAGCCCGGAAGTCCGAAAGCTCTATGACCTCATGTTCGCCACGGAACAGCAGGCCATGGAGACCCAGCAGAAACTTGGTATGCGCGCATTGTTCGACGGCGAGACCGGCAAGCGCCTGGGGATGACCGACGAGGAAATGGCGGCCTACAACGCCCTCAACGAAGAGGCGACACAGGAAGCTGAAGGTCTTGTTGCGAAGGCCGTTCACGGGGTGCTGCGGATCTACGGCAACATTCGCCGCAAGGAAGCCCGCCGCATTCTGCGGGAACGCCGGGACGAGGTGAACAAGCGCACCGACGAAATTCTTGAAGAGCCGCGGTTCCGGGCCTTGTCGTTGTTGACGCACGGCCTCAAGAACGAGGACGGCACGACATCCCGCATGACGATTGAGTTAAAGACGCTGAGCCGCTGCGGGATTGATGCGGAAACGGCACAGTTGCTGATGGATCGCGGGTGGGTGACGGAAGGCCGCGGGGTCTCTCCGGAAGTGTTGGCCAATACCGCCGGCACGACGGACGTCGTCGGACTTATCGGAGATCTACTCGAACTGAAGTCCATGAACGACGCGAAGACCGAGGCCATCAAGTCCGTGGCCTACAAGGTGCGCATTGAGGGCGGCATGAATCCCGACGCATTCGACGAGTTGCAGTCGAACCTTGCCGCCCATAACGAAACCCGTTCCCGCTTCATTACGGCTGAATTTAATGCCCTGGCGCGTGCTCTCGGCAAGCGGCAGCTGATGGTCTCGGCCGCCCGCGAATACGCGGTTGAGCAGATCGGCAACATGAAGTTGTCGGACATTCGACCGGGGACTTTCATGAATGCCGAACGGCGCTGTGCCGCCATGGCCGAACAAGCGATGCGCAAGGCTGACTTCGGGGCATGCCTTGAAGCGAAGCGCGGTCAGGTGCTTAACCACGAAATGGCTCGTGCGGCCCTTGAAGCCCTCGACCGTTATCAGCGTGGCGTGCGTATGGCTAAGCGGGCGATGAAGAGTAAGACCGTTCACCCGGCTTACAAGAAACTGATCCTGGCCCTGCTGGACGCCCACAGCGTGGCGAGCATGACGGCCAAGGAGCGGGAGGATTTCGGAAAACTCGCCGCAGATCCGGCGCAGTTGCAGGAACTCATTAAGGAGGTCGAGGACGCCGGCACGCCGATTGAAGGACTGCAACGCTTCATTGATTCGCACGAGCACGCCAAGGACATGACGGGCTACGACTCTCAGGACTTCTTCTCGGTGCTGAAGCAACTGGAGACGTTGGGCCGTAACGTCTATAACCAGAACCTTGCGGAGGAACTGGGTCGTATTGACGAAATCGTGAAGGAGGGCAAGGAGGCCATTAAGGAAGCGGCCGACCGCCAGGGGCGTGACGTCATTGAAAACGAACGAGTACCCTTTACCCGTTGGGAACGCTGGCGTGACAACGTGCATCAGTTCTTGTTGAACCACGTCAAGATTCAGTCCTGGTGCCGAATCTTCGACCAGAACCAGTCGGGCGGTTTCTTCTGGAACTTGTTCATCCGTTCGGCCAACGAGCGTTCGACGTTTGAAAACTCCATGCGCGCCAAGGTCTCGAAGACATTGGCCGAAAAGCTGGCCCCGGTGTTTAAGAAGAGCCAGGATGAAGACCCGGTAATCATCCCGGGGTTCTCCAAGCCCCTCACACACGGGCAAAGAATCGCTGTGGCATTGAACTGCGGCAACGACAGTAACCGTCAGCGCCTGGTGGATGGCGATTGTCGATTCACGGATGAAGCGCTGCAGGCCATTTTCGCTACGTTGACGGAAGCCGACTGGAGGGCCGTTGAAGCCGTGTGGCAGCAATTCGAGGAGTTGCGTCCGCTTATTGCGGAGAAGGAAAAGCGGGTATTCGGCACGGAACCTGAGTGGATCGACTATCAGCCCTTCATGGTGAAGACGGCCGAAGGGAAAATCATCCAGGTGTCCGGCGGCTACTATCCGGTGAAGTTTGACCCCCGTGGATCGAACCGCGCGGCCAAGTACGCCGACGCCAACGATGTCCGGCAGGAAATGCAGGGTGCCTACCAGTCCGCCACGACGCGCCGATCCTTCACCAAGTCCCGTGCGCAGGGTGACGTGCACATGCCGCTTCGAATCGATCTAGCAGCCCTATATGAAGGCTTCAATGATGTCATCCATGATCTGGCTTGGCACGAATGGCTGATCGAAACCAAGCGTGTTTTGGACGGTGTGAACGGCCGGGACTCTGGACTGCGTCAGGCTATTAAGGAGCGGTATGGTTACCTTGTGGCTAAGCAGTTCGAAGACTGGCGCAAGGACATTGCTACAGGCGGCCGAGACTCTGCCGACAGTTGGGTCAACCGCATGACGGCGAATGTTGGTGTTGCCACGATGGGCTTCAGTGTCACGTCGGCCTTTGTCCAGCTGACGGGCATAGGGTACGTCATCCCGCGCGTAGGGATCGCCCCCGTGATGACGGCCGTCGGGAAGTTCATTTCGGATCCGGTGGGGTTGCATAGAGCCATCACCAAGAAGTCGGAAGCCATGCGCCTGCGCGGACTCACGCAGAACCGTGAAATCGCGCAGGTTCGGAACCGGCTTGAGTCTGGCAAGCACTGGTTCAAAGATCACGCCTACGTCATGATGACCATCATGCAAAACATCGTGGATTCCATCGCGTGGCAGGCGGCCTATGAGCGTTACACCCGCGAGGGGAATTCCGAGGACAAGGCGATTGCTATGGCTGACCAGGTGGTGATTGATACGCAGTCGTCCGGTAATGTGTCTGATCTGTCCGCCATTGAACGGAGTCAGGGGGCGCGACTCTTCACGGTCTTCTACTCGTGGATGAACGCGGCGCTCAATATGGGTGTCGTGGAAGCTATGGGCGAGAATGACCGGGCGAAGGCTGCGGCACGGTTGCTCTTCATGGGTGCCGTGATGCCGGTACTTGAGTCGTTGTTCCGTGAGGCGCTGCAGGCGCATGACTCGGATGATGACGACGATGAGGACTGGACGAAACAGTGGCTGCGTAAACCTTTGGGTGCCGTGGTCGAATATCACCTGGGGCTTTTCTTGGGGCTGCGAGAGGTCTCCAGCACGGCCAAGTCGCTTATCGCCGGCGAACCTTTGTTCGGCTATAACGGCCCTGCCGGCACCCGCATGATTGCCAACACGGCCAATGCAATGCAGGCGGCCACTGATCCCTTGAGTTGGCGTGGGTTGAAAGTCCTCGTTGACATTGCCGGCTCTCTGACCGGTGCCCCGTCCACGCAGATCAACCGGACGATCAAGGGTGTTCGTGCCATCGAATCCGGCCAGGCTGAGGGCGTAGACGCCGTTTTGGCGCCGTTGTTCGGTTTCTCCGGAAAGATCGACGAGTAGGGGGTGCAGTTGTTGAAGCGACGGCTGTGGAGAATCCCGGCATTACGAGGATTTCTCCATGACTGTCGCTTCTACACTTCGGCGTGCCGGGCCGTATACCGGCAACGGGGCTACCCGAGAATTCGCATTCACCTTTAAGGTCTTTGAGGCGAAAGACCTTTCCGTATACCGATCCACCGATACCGTTGAAGAACTTTTGGTACTTGACACGGACTATTCCGTGGAGCTTGAGTCCGATCAGGATAACTCCCCCGGCGGCAAGGTGATTCTCAAAGCGCCGCTTGAAGACGGCCGGCGCCTGGCGATTATCAGCACGGTTTCGTATAACCAGTTGGCGGTGTTCACCAATAAAGGCGGCTTTTATCCCACGACGTTGAACCTGGTGAACGACAAGACGGTGATTCTCATCCAACAGCTGCTTGAGCAAGTCAGCCGCGCGCTCATCACCGATCCGACGGACACGATCACCCCTCGGCAGTTGCGCGATAAGTTGCTCGCCGCGGCGGACGACGCTATCGCTGCAGCCGGGGCGTCCAAGGAAACGCTTGCCGCCTGCGAAGCCATCAAGGGCTTGATCGAACGCTACTCGTGGGATATTCCCCACCTGGTGAACTCCCTCGAAGAGGTCGAGGCTTACCCCTACGACGGGTACTTCTGGGTCAAGGGCTACGGCAATCCGGGGAACGCCGGGGAGGATATTTCGAACCGGTTAGTGGGCGGTGAGACGCTGGGGAAACTGTTTAAGACGATTGCGGAGAAACTGGCCGATATGGTTAGCAAGAGTACCGTGCTGGCTTCCCCGTGGTGGCGGACTCGTCAATTTACCGAACGCCTTGATCCCGGCATCCTTTTTACCACGGCGGTTGACTGGCGGGATTCAAACTCGCGGTACTTCCTGCAAGGGTTTTGCACCGATGGAGAGGATACCGTTTGGTTTGCTGAAATCACGCAGGACAACGCGTCTCAGCGAATTGTGAAATACACGGTGTCTACTGGCGCCCGAACGTCCGCGGATTACACTGATCTCTATCACGCTAATGGTCTGACGTACTGCAATGGAAAGTTGTACGTCGCGACGTTGGCTAGTGACGCGGCGCAGGCTATCGCTGTCGTTGACGCTACTACCTTGGCTCGTGAAGGTTTTATCGCTTTGCCCGCAGGGAGCGGCGGCGCCATTGGCTACGATGCCTACACTGATCGGTTCTACGCGTACGCAAACGCTCAGGTATTGGTATACACGACGGACTGGGCATTGGAGCGGTCTATCCCATGGAGCTATCCGGCATGGGCTCCGACTACAGGTCAAGATTTTGGCGCATACAAGGGCTTGTTGTTCTTCCCGCGCAGTACCACAAGTAGTACGAATGTTCTGCAGCGCGAAGAGGCCATTGTCGTGTTTGATACGGCAAAGTGCGAAGTCGTATGGAAGTGGTTCCTTGGGGGATCGTTCGCCGAGTTGGAAAGCGTGGACTTTTTTAAGGGCGCCATGCTTCTTGGCTTTAATGACGGCCCCAATGAAATTCCTTTCTATCTCGCAGATTTCGACTTGGCAGAACCGTCAGCGTTACCGCAGTCCCAGGATAGAGTCCTCGCTGAAAGCGGGGCCTATCTCGGTAATCTGATGCAGGAGAACGTCGCTATCTATGTGGATGCCTCGGCGACCTACGCCGGGGACGGTACGGCGGCTAAGCCATTCAATTCCTTGAGCCGCGCAATCTGGTGTCTGCAGCAAGCAAAAAAGCCGTATCGCGCGGTTATCAATGTTGCCGGCGACTTCTCCCGCGTCAGCATTCTGTATCTGCAAGGGCTGCTTCGCCTAGTGGTCGTGCAACAGTGGTCGGGCAAAGCAACGGCCATTCTTCCACCCGTCCGAGTAAACGACAGTACGGTACGGTTCTCACAACTCACGTTCAAGGGGGTTCAAGACTACGGCGGCATTCGGATGATCGTCCATGCCGAAGGCGGCGAGGTGGATATTCGCAACTGTAGCTTCAATTCAGCCGGTGCATCGCTGTCGCCTCAGTACGCCGTCTATGCCCTGCGCTGCGACCTGCGAATCAATACCCTTGATTTCTCCGGGATGTCGTCAAACCTTCCGACGACTTACCTCGTGTACTCGAACTCGGGCTCCTTAAGTCTGTATTCGAATCTGGCGTCCTTCACTTTCCCCGATGGGTTCACCGGTGTGCGGTTCTTTGTGCTGGGGCCCATGTACTCGCAGTTCGGCGATTGCCGAAGCAGTATGAAATCAAACATGTATGTCGGTGCAAAGACCGCCGTGGTCTACGACGGTAGCGGCACGGGTGCTTAATCATGACAATCCAATACCATTCCGGCGTCGCCCTCGCCAAGAAGAAGGGCAACGACATTCACATCGTGGAAACGCCTACAGGCATCGGTGATATGTTGCCGGTGGCTGCGGCCGGTACCGCCTACCCGCGTCAGCTCCGATACCGCTTTGCGGACGTTATCAATGTGAAAGATTACGGTGCAGTTGGGGATGGCGTGCACGATGATACGGCGGCTATTCAGAAGGCTCTGTCTGTCGGTGCGAGGACTGTATTTTTCCCTCACGGTGAATACTTGGTCTCAAGTGCCGTGGCGATATATGAAAATACAGACATGTTGGGCCATGGTGCGACTATCCTTTGCAACGTGGATACAGACGTCTTCACGGTAGATGGCAGGGGTCTGTCCGGCGGAGTCGGATTGGCCGCTAATGTGACATCCGGCGCGACGTTGTTCAGCACGAAAGAGGCCCACGGTCTGTCTGCCGGAGACATCGCTTTAATTTGGGGCCAGAGGAATTGTCTTTCGCCGGTCGATGCGGGAGCGTGGTGCCTTGGCCCACATGAAGGGCTGAAAAGCTATTTTGCAGAACCGCTGATAGTTAAGTCGGCAGAAGAGACGTCATTTACTTCAACCCGTGGGATTATTTTCCCAGACTATCTCGTGGATAACAGCGCAGAAACAACCTCGGCCAGAGCGTCTACGACAATCCACAAAATCTCGTTCTGCGAAGGGGTATCTGTTCGCGGGATAACGTTTAAGCATTACGGCTCGGGTTCTTGCGTGCGAGCAAGATGGGCGAAAGACCTGCGCATCGACGGTGTTTCTGTTTATCGCGGAATTAAGCAAGGTCTGTCTATAAAAATTGAATTCTGCTATGGGACAAGACTTGCGGACATCACGATGTTCGGCGACCCAACCCTGTCGATTAACGCGGATACGCCGGACTTTTACAAGTGGGGCCCCATCGATGTTACGTCCAGTTGGAACACTACCGCAGTAGGGTGGCACCTGTACAACACCGTCACGGGCATGGACATGACGTTCGCTGATGGGCGTTGGCCGTCGATGTTCCTCACGTTCTCGGACTCGTATGTAGAAGGGGCGTTAGCTGTTCCGTCTACGACGCATCCGGGAAGCTACGGGTATACCTTCCGTGGAAATACGTTCGTTGGATGTGCAGGCGGGCTTGTACTGAGATCGCGGGCGGGGGTGATTTCAGGGAACCACGTGGCCGGTCCCGGTGCAGATGTTGACGGCAGCTATGGCATCTATATGTTTGGTGCCGCCGTCAATTCTTTGGTTATCGGCAATATCGTGACAGGATGCTGTTATGGGGTTATCGACCACCCGTACAGTTCAGCAGAATATGTCCTCCCGGAAAGAAATGTTCGATATATCGGGAACGACATTGATGCCAAAACTGCGTTTTACGCGCCATCCGCTCCGGATGGTAGCATCAGGACGTCCAATGTTGAAGTCTCCGGCAATCGACTGAAATACACCTATGTGGGTGTAAATCTTGGAAGGTGGAGACATGGCTTCTATGTCCACGATAACGACGTAATCGGCCCCGGTTCTGACGCTGAGGCAGGGCAGTGTTTCTATTGTGGGAAGGATTCCACTAGACACGTTTTCCTTAATAATCGAGTCTCTTCTCTCGGGAAAAGGTCTGATGGAAATCCTCAGTCGATTTACGGAATTCAAGGCGTTACTGATGCATCACAATATCCGACGCAAGTAGGTGCAAATGCCGGCGTGGTTTTCGGCTATGACTGGCTGATGGACGGTGTTGGCAGATACCTCAACAACGGTTCTTATCACAAAGCGTCAGAGCTGTACGGGGCGGTGCGTGTTGGGAACAGGTCGTTGATTAGCACGGAGATGAAATGGCCTGCCAATGCCCTGCTGTCTGTTTCTGATGCGAGCGCGCTCATCGGATTACAGTGCTTATCTGATAGTGGTTCTGCAGGAATCATCGGATATAACCCTGCCGGGGAGGTTTTCGGGAGAATGCTTCTGTACGTGTCGGATAGCTCGCTTCGCCTTGAGGTTGGCTCGCAGTCGTACAGGGCGATTGAGTCTTCGTTCTATCCTTATCAGTCAGGCAGTTCTTCTCTGGGTAGAAGCGCTTCGTTATGGTCGGAAATCTTTTCGGCAACAGGCACGATCAACACTTCCGACGCCCGCGAGAAAACATCTATCGCAGAGCCCGACGAAGCCCTGATGCGAGCATGGGGGAAGGTCGGTTTCCGTATCTTCCAGTTCAAGGACGCGGTCGAGAAGAAGGGCTCCGAAGCCCGTCTGCACGTGGGCGTGATCGCTCAGGAGGTGATCGCCGCTTTCGCTTCCGAAGGCCTCGACGCGACGCGCTACGGTCTTCTGTGCCACGACGAGTGGGATGATGAGTACGAGGACGTGGAGGTGATCGACGAGCCTGAGTCGACCGATGCGGACGGCAACGTCATCCCTGCGAAGACGCACATCGAGCACCGTCTGATCACGCCTGCCGGAGACCGCTACGGCATCCGCTACGGCGAGGCACTGGCGCTTGAGTGCGCTTACCAGCGCTGGCGCCTGGCGCAGATTGAGGCACGTCTTTGAGCACTAATGTCATAATTCGGACAATGGAGAAAGATCATGGAGAGAAAGATCGCTGTGCTCCCCATTCGGGAACTTAAGGAAGGCTACCCCGTTGAGCTATGGGCCAACGATAAAGGCCGCCTTGTTGTCCGCACTTATTCGGTCGACCGGTATGGTGAGTCCGATCTTGACCTCTTTGATCTTATCGATTGGGTAAGAACTCAAAGAGGAGAACCGTATGCCGGAGCCGAACTGTGTCGAAATGCTGCTGGACGAGATAGACAGGGCGCTTAAGGCCGAACTGTATGTCGTCGCAACGATGGCAGCGCTTACCCTGCCCGATATGTGCGCGGCCTTAGAAACAGAGGGCTTCTGGGCGAAGAATGTGAACTACGTAGCATGGTGCGAAAAGAACCTGCCGCAAGAGTTTTTCTCATTGGCGACGCCCGAACTGATGAAGCAGCTTCGCAACGATCTCCTTCATACGGGGACTGTGGATGACCGCAAAGGCAACAAAAAGCTGATCCTTACGATTCCAAACGGCCGGATACACCTCAGCAACAATGTTTGCAACGAGACCTATCTCACGGACGTCGTGGATTTCTGCCACGGGTTGATGCGGGCGGCGCGGGTATGGCTCGCGAAGAATCAAAACGCGCCGACAGTACAGCGAAATCTTGAAAAAATGATTCGGCGTCGTGAGAATAAAAATGGCATTCCGCCCTTTATTGGCGGAATACCGATTCCGGCAATCTATTGATTGAGGCGCGGCTGTCGTAAAAAAAAGAGAACCCCGGGAAACGGGGTTTTTCGTTTAGATGTTTTTCTTCAGGAAGAGCGATTGCTCGATCTTGTTGAAAATATCCTGATACATCTGAGGCTTTGTGCGGACAACTTCTTTTTCTCCACCGCCGCCTAATTCAGTTCTTGCGGAAACATATTTCACAATGCTGACCCGAATCTTGACGCGGTTCTGAGCTACCTTCTCAATGAAGGCAGAAGCCTTGTTGTATTCCACTCGAACAATTCCGGACATTCGGCTGAAAGAAGCATCCGAAGTGGTCTTCCCCAGGACGAGTCCTGTCGTTTTATCGGCAGAGGAAATCGTGTAACCATAATCCTGGAAAGTCGAAATCACAGCGCGGAACGCTTCATCCTCGGTGGCTTCAAATTCTCGTGTCTGCAACGCTTGGAGAGCTACAGCTGACAGTGGCGCATCGGATTCGCCAAAGACTGAATCAACGGTGACACAGCCCCCAAGAAGCATCGGTGCGGCTAACGCCAAGAAACACAATTTTTTCATGGAAACTCCCTTAGAAGGATGAGTAACGGTAAGAGTATTCCGAAAGTTCGGCATCCTTGAACTTAAGGATCAGAGTCAGTGTTTTTTGTGTGACAACGCTGGCGGATTGGTGTCCAGAGGCTCCGGTGAGAATCAGAGTGCCGTAGCCTGAAACGTTCGATGTCGTGGCAATGGTGCTTGCTTTGTCGTAAACCCAAACTTCAATGCCTGCTTTGTCGCGAGTCACCATAGTGGGGGCCCCGAGTTCGGCGATAACTTCGGGTTGAGTCATCCCCTTATGGATGGATTTTTGTACGGTGCCAAGAGTGATTTGCTGAGGTGCAGCGTTAACAATCGTTGTAGGCGATTGACACCCCGCAAGAAAGACAGACGAAAGCAAAAGCGCTGCGAAACATAAAGAAGTTTTCATAAAAACCTTCTTTGGTGAAAGAAGAAACGTGTTCCAGTTTACTGCATCGAAGCGGAACCTTCTATTTCCAAGCTGTCCGAGGGGGTGCAGTTGTTGGCTTGCGTGTCTGGTTTACTTACGGTAGTCAACGAGAACGAGATTCCCATGCAGGAACACAGCGAGACTTTTCCCTACCTTTTTTCCGCGGGGGTAGCAGCTATGGCACAGGCGGCAATGTTTTTGAATCGGACGGCGAAAGGAGAGCCTTTCCGTTGGCTCGACTTCTGTTCAGCGATTTTGGCGTCGGCGATTATGGGGTTGTGTATCTGCATGGCTTGCCATGCTTATGGACTTGGTTATGAGTTTGGCGGGGCGATGGCTGGTCTTGGCGGCATGATTGGTAAGGAGGCGGTTGGAATTGTGCTTCCTGCGGTCAGAAAGTATCTGGGTATCCAGTGACGATCCGATCAGGTTGTTCACATGGCTGGACGAATTAAGTTGTACATGGTTTGGCGCCAACTTTGAAGTTTCTGGGGTTCGGTGTGTGCTACGGCGCATTGATGTTGGCTGAGAAGTTTATTGAGGTGTTCTCATGAGATATGGTTTCTTTGACGAAAAGGAGTTGCAGAGTCCGAAGGATTCGCACAAGTCTCCTTTCCAGCACGTCGTGCGTGATGAGCTTTTGAACCTTTTGAACCGCATCCGTCGGGAGTGGGGCAAGCCGGTTCTTGTGAACTCTGGCTACCGAAGCCCGGAATACAACGCAACAATCAAAGGTGCCGTGCCGAATAGCTATCACACGAAAGGCATGGCGGCGGACATTCGGCCTGATGATCCGCGACTGATTCCTGAGTTTCAGGACTTGTGCCTGGAACTCAATAAAGACGGCGGCGTCGGACTTTATGACGCGTTCGTCCATGTTGACGTGCGTGGGCATCACGCTTTTTGGGACTACAGGAGTCGCAAATGATGGAGCTCAAAGACACTGCCGCGCTGATGTGTAGCGATGACTACAAAGATCGCTTCAAGGCGGAGTACCTGCAACTGAAGATTCGCCGAGACAAACTCGCTGCAATGCTTGTTAAATGGGACACTGGGAAATTAGGCTTTACGCCGACTTGTTCCCGTGGCCTTTATACGTTCCAGCTCTACACGATGGACGGCTATCTCGACATATTACGAAATCGCGCGAAACTCGAAGGGGTTGAGTTGTGAAAGATTACGTCTACATGGTGGCGGTCGTCCTGGCTTTCGGGGCGGGGGGCTGGCTTACTTCTGCCCACTATGACCGCGAAATCGCTCTCATGGAGGCAGCGCAGTCTGATGCGCTACGTGCGGCGGAGAGAAAGAATGCTGAAGGACTTTCGAAAGCAACGGACACGATTAACCTGGCGCAGGCTGAGTACAACGATTTGCGTGCTGAGCTTGATCGTGCTCGCGCCCGGCTGCGCCACGCGGACGGTCACAGCTCCGCCGGCGGAGATTCCGCAGACGCTCTTGGTCGAAGAGTTGCCGAGCTGGAAGGCTTGGTTCAAAGACTGGCTGACTCTGGTTCAGAGTGCGGCCGACTATATCAACGATGCGCCGCAAACCACGACGCACTGACTGAGATTCTTAAATGACCGAGCTGGTCTTGGCCTGCGGCCGCGGTGACAAAACATCGCTCAACGCGGTTCTTTCTGATCTTCGAGAGATTGTTAATAGGAGGAAATAAGATGGAAGTGGTAAAGGTTTTCTGTCCGAAGTGCGGAAAGCGGCTCTTCGACCTTTCGTTGGAACGTCCGCCGGGCGGAACGGTGCTCATCGTATGTCGACGTTGCAAGACGCTTGATGTGCTTGATCTTTCTGTATACAATAAACCCAATCAGCAGAACCGTCCGGATTCTGCTTCACACAAGGCCCCTGAGCCTAATCCTTAGCGCCAACCGAGCGCACATTTCCAGAGAACCACGAGTTCCATGACAACAGGAGTTTTGTCATGGCTGAATTTGAATCTTCCGGTGTCGCCAAGGCAGGTTTGACCACCGGCATCATCGGCACATCCCTGGCGGGCCTGATGGCTCTCGGTGGAAACGGTGGCGGTCTTTTGGGCGGCGGCCTCTTCGGCAACAACAATGCGCAGATGGCGGCCATGGGGGTCCTCGCTGAGAAGGATGCCAAGATTGCCGAACTGACGGCGCAGAAGTACTCGGACAATCAGGACGCGGCGCTGTATCAGGCGATGCGCTCCGAAAACGAGAAGCTCGAAAACCGTCTGATGGACTACATTAAGCCGCTCTCTCAGGAATCCGCGAGCAACCGCGAACGCGTCGCCGTCCTTGAAGCCCAGCAGGCGAAGAACGGCGAAATCGCTGACCTGCGTGAAAAGCTCGTCCGCGCCGAACTTGGTGCCAAGATCGACTCCGTCGCCCAAACGTGCGGGTGCGGTATCGCTCAGCTCAACAACGCGGTTGCCGGTATTAACAACACGTTGAACCAGATCACCCACACGGTTATCCCGCGTACCGCTATCTGCCCCGAAGTGATGGAACGTTACAACTCGTGGATTGCGCCCACAGCCGCGGCTCCGGCGGTTCAGCCGGTGACTGGCAGCATCAACGTTAACCGGGGTTAAGCCATGAGAATGCCGATTGGAAATCTGCAGGCGGTGGTGCTTGAGTTCGTGCAGCAGGTACTCATTCCCGCCGCCGAGACGAAGGGCGGCATGCTGCCCTTCTCAGTCGGCATCGTCGGGGGCCTTGTTGCACGACAGGCCCCCGCGATGGCTACGCAGTATCTACCCCTGATGAAGTCTCTTGGGATAGCTGACGAACAAAACCGTATTGACGTTGACCTGCTTTATGAGGAGGTCTCGAAGAATCTCGAAGCGCATCCGTTCAATATTGGGCCGTATAAGCCCGACAAAACCGACTTGGATAAGCTGCGGGAAATCATGAACCGTCACGGAGAACAGCCATGAACATGGATCAAACGAAAATGCAGTGCGAACGCGCCGTCACCCAACTGACGGAAGAACTGGATCGTCGACTGGACAATGCACGGGATTCGTCCCGCATGAGCCGTGAGGAAATCTGCGCGGTGAAAGACGTACTGAAAGCACTGTGGTACGCGAAGGCTGTCTGCAAAGAAGCCTGACACTACCTTCGGGTAGAATTGAACCCCGGGTACCTTGCGGCGCTCGGGGTTCCGTGTCTCAGGCGCTCGAAGGCGCTCGGGACATCTGAATGGATTCTATCAATTTCCTATGAATACTGGTGGAAATACTGGTGGAAAAATTAGACAGTGACCTGCAAGCGTTGCAATTATTGGTTGTTAAACGTCCAGTACAAACGCATTCTTATTGTGCGCAGGTAGTTTAAGGTGGTGCAAGATAGTATAAGTTTTTCGTTCAAAATCAGGCGCAAGGCCTCGTCAATTTCTACTCGTCACTTTAAGGTAGTGTAAGGTAGTTCATTTCGTTGTAAAGTAAGGCTGGTGGAAAAACTGGTGGCAGAACTTCTTACCACCACCTCCCAGGAGGTCTACTTTATGGCGCGTCTCACACAAGCAAAACTCGCTTCTCTTCCCGATGGTCTCCATAACGACGGGTCGGTAGTCGGCCTTTATTACCGTGTCCGCGGTGAGTATCGCTCATGGGTCTTCCGGCGACAGATTGCCGGCAAGCGCATTGAGCTCGGCATGGGCGGTGCGACAATGGATTTAGCCACTGCCCGGCGGGAAGCCTCAAAACTTCGGGCACTCTCCGCATACGATTTCTTGAAGCATCTTGAGGAGAAGGCTGCGGCCAAAGAGGAGGCGAAGAAGCAGGAGAAGGCGGCCAAGATTCCGACGTTCAAAGAAGCCGCTCTTCTATATAGAGCACATAAACTCGAAGTTGGGGACTGGACGGAGGGCACTGGTACTGAACGGGACTTTACGTCTAACTGGAAAAACCACGTGTTCCCTGTGTTGGGCGATATGAAGATCGATCAGATTGTCCCTAAGGATATGGTACAGCTTCAGAAAAACCTACTCGATAAGCCCATTGTCTTTAACCGATGCCTTCGCTCAATCAAAGATACCTTCGATTGGATTTATGCCGAAGAGACCGATCGATGGATTAACCCGGCCGATAAGAACGGGCCATTAAAGCACCTCTTGGGAAAGAACGATATTGAGACTGAAAATTATGGCGCGGTAAACGCAGAGGACTTGCCTGACTTTATCAAGGAATTAACCGAGAATCCGAACGATAGTGCAAAACTCTTTTTATTCTCAATTTTGACCGCCACCCGTTCAAAGACGGCGCGGCTTGCTAAATGGGAAGACATTGATCTTAACGAGAAAGTATGGTGGGTTAAGCGCATCGATCTAAAAATAAAATCTAACGGCGCTCTTATTGTTCCGTTATCAGATCAGGCAATTGATATTTTAAAAAGCGTTGGTATAAAAAAAGAAGGTTGGGTATTTGTGGGTGAAAAAGGCAATCATTACTGCCAGTCAATATTCTCGACATTAATTAAGGATGCGAATAAAGCCCGAAAGGCTGCAGGGTTGCCAATATGGATCGACAAAGCCCAGACAAAAGAGCGCGGCAAAAAAGATGATCCGATTATCCCCACCCAGCATGGCACTGCTCGCGGGACGTTCTGCACCTGGGCACTATCGGACGAATACGACAACGATCAGCGTTTTGATTCGCTCGTGGTGGAACAGGCGCTGCACCACAAGATCGACAAGAAATACAACGGCGCTTACAACCGGAATAAGTACCTGCGCCGGCGGCGTGAGCTGATGCAGGCGTGGGCGGATTATTGCTTCAGCAAAGTCAAGGAAATATAAAAATGGAAGTCTTGGTTAGTCTGGTTGTTTTTTGGGGGTTGCTCGTTGGCGCTGGTATGTTATTTAACTGGAGCGGGAAACAAGCGGCCAAGAAAAAGGCCGATAAGATAAGAGATATAAAAAATGAAATTAGCCGACAGTTGAAAAGTGGTAGATGCAGCGATGTTCTTATCAAACAAGCGGGCTATGCAATAAACCGAAATCCAGATAAATATCTTGAAATAGCCGAACGAAACGGTTCGAATGGTGCGACGGCTACTGCTGTTACCGAAGGCGCTAAGGCATATGCTGGTTCTGTTGCGTGGGGCTACCCGACGGTTGCTCCTGATAAAAAAGAAGCATTAGAGCATTTTGTTACGGCTTTATTTGATGCCCGGTCTGAGCTTTGGCATTGCGCTAGATGCGCACGTGATTTTGATTTAGATGTTGAAGATCAGTATTTGTTAATATTTTCTCGTTTACCAAAAGATGCAAAAG